CAATTTGTGTTCGATTAAAATAGTATCCTAAACAACATGCAGCTTTGTACTTTGTCCAAGAGAAATCCATTTCGCTGATCTGCACGCCTTTATTGCGCAAAATTTCTTTTTGCTTTGGCGTAGCGGCTTGGTTAAGCCACCGCTTTGACTTGTTTGCTGCGCTACTATCTTCGATCTCGCGCAAGAAATCGTCCGCTGCGGCCATCGCGTGCACCTTCTCACCGATAGATACCACTCTGACGCGCCCTGTCTGCGGCTTTACAATCGCCATCCAGTAGTTTCCGACCTTCGCCACCATAGTAAAGCCTTGGAAGCCTGTAGCCATCATTGCAGTGCCAAGACCATATGGATCAATCCACATGAATGGTGACATTTCCATGAGATCGTATTCGGTCATGACGAAGTTGTGCAATTCGTCTTTTTGCTTTTGCTCGAACTCGTGTTCACAGATTGGGCAGACGCGCGTATTTGTTGCGACTTCGCTTTCGCACTCTGGGCAAACCTTAGTGGGAGCTTCCTCGCCTTCGCGCTTCTCTGCGCCGTCTAGGTTTGCTGTTTCGTCCAGCGTACCATGCGTGATGATTGATGTGCCAAAGTCCATGACGATGCAATCGGTCTTGATGGTATTTGGATATAGCTCAGGATCAACGATGCGCAGTCCACGACCGATCATCTGCACCATTGTGCCCTTCTGAGAGCATGGGCGTGTCAAGACAACACACGAGACTGGGGGTGCATCAAAACCCTCTGTCAGCACCATTACGTTGACGATCACTTGCAGATCACCGAACTCAAGATCGTGCAGCATTTCGGCGCGTTTGTCTTTGGGCGTTTCTCCCGTAACAAAATTGGCTTTGATGCCAGCGCGAAGGTAGGCTTCGCAAACGTGTTCGGCATGTAAGACGGTTGAGCAAAACACTACTGTCTTGCGATCACCAGCTTTCTCCATCCACTCATCCACGATACGTTCGTTGATGACTTGGCGATCCATAATCGCTGCGACCTCTTCCATGTCGTACTCTTTGCCACGGCGCGTCACATTATCCAGTTGGTCATTAACGCCCAGATCAACGACATAAGATGTAGGGCGCACAAGAAATCCTTCGCGGATTAGTGTCGCCATTTCGATCTGGTGTGCGCAGTTGTTGAATACATCGCGCAGCCCCTTGCCATCCCCTCGGTTTGGAGTGGCTGTAAAGCCTACAATCTCTGCGTCTTCGTTGTCTTCGATCACGGCGTCGATCACCTTGCGATAGGTGTCTGCGGCGGCGTGGTGGCTTTCGTCGATAACTACCATGTCAAACTTCGGGCGTTTGCGCAGGTTATTATCTCGCGACATTGTTTGAACCATTGAGAATACAGCTTCGCCGTCCCAATGCTTTACAGTGCCGTTCACAATGCTTGTTGTGATGTATGGGTTAACGCGCTCGAACTTCTCTTTGTTCTGCTCAACTAGCTCATCCCTATGCTGGATGATTAGGACGCGCTTTCCCTTTTTGTATCTCTTGCCAACAAGGGCGGATAACATGATCGTTTTGCCTGCACCTGTGGGCGCGACTACGAGTGTGTTTTTGTGTTTGTCTAACGCTGTGCAAGCGTCAGATACAGCAACTTCTTGATAAGGTCTAAGTAACATAGCTCAATCCAAATACTTAAAATCAGACAAAGGAATATGGACAACAGGTTCTACATCCTGCCAATCTCCACGATCAGTGCGACCACCAACAAGTACAGGCCAACCATAATTGAACGATGTATAACCTGTTCGGTCTTTCCACTTTACAACAAGAACACTAGATAATCCGCAAGCGTCCTGTAAGTTTTTAGCCGCTGATACTTTCGCTAAAGAAAGAATATATGTCCTGTATTTATCGTGAGTATTTTTTCGAATTTTTACTTCGCAAAATCCTGTGACTGCTTCACCAACCATTAGGCAGTAATCAAGGTGATATTGTTTAGGCATTTTTTCAAAACGTAACGGCGACCAGTAATTACAAAAACTTGAAATTACACTTTGCTCATTAATCAAATCTTGACTTGTCTCATACGTTGGACGCATGTGATTTCTCCTATTTGCTAGAATAGTAAGTTGGGGGGTTCGCGGCCCACGGCCCCCCTATCCGTGGTCTAGCAGGCGCGGAATGGCCCTGCCGCTAGATTACCTTTGCGCCCAAGAAGGAACTGCACCGCTATTTTGTGCAGGAGCTTGTGGTGCAGCATTCGGAGCAATTGTGGTTTGTTGCATTGGAATACTGCCTTGGGGCAAAAATTCTGAGTTATCCGGCGTGAGAGCAGCCATAAGTTGGTTATTGTCTTTATAACCGTTGGTGCCCTTCTTAATGCCAACCTTAGCGCAAATCTCCATACCGCTCAAGTCCATCATACTGCTGATGTTGCGGTTTTGTTGCGCTTGTGGAGATACGTCCGCTGGGCTGATGTTTCGTGCGCTTTCGACAATAGACTTCAACGTGCGCAGACCAATCTCCTTAGCAAGAGGCATACCGCTTGGGCCAATCTTATCGCCATCTACGAATACGCTGTGCCAGAACTTGCGGCGGTCATACTCGCCACCGATGATTGTGAACTCAAGGTTCATCCACTTAGCGGATGTGCTTTGTGATTTCTTGAACCATGCGCCTTGACCGAATTCAGGCAATTCGATGTCGCCCTGTTGAACAAGAACTACTGCGCGAACCACAGAGCCACTAGGAATCAGAGAAAATTCTTGGTTATTTGGGTTTTCGTCTGCGGGTACATTATTAAAATTAAGCATTATACTTCTCCTTCGCTAGAAGTTTGAGTTGTAGGATCGACAAACGTAAGATCGTTGTCGGTTAATGGTGAGCCACTATTCATCTTTTCAATCAGCTTGCCAAGATGCGGCTCTTCTAATACGTCAAGACGCCCAGAACGGTCCTTGGCTGGGTAGCCCCATTCGTTTAGCGGCTGACATACAAAGGCGCGATACTGACCATGATCTCCTGAGAGAACTGCCATTGTGATAACTTCGTCCACAATTCCCGGCAATTCACGACCAGTCTTTGCGCCTTCGATCTGCATGTTGTATTGCTTGCGACCGTAATCGTCTGTGACTTCATCCAAGATGCCGACAAAGATCACGTTCTTTGCGCGGATGTGCTGAATGTGTGTAAGCCAAGACATCATCTCACGACCGTGCATTCCGTAGACAGCGCGAGTATCGACCTTGCCAGAACGCTCAGAGCGCGCTTCAGGCTGTTGTAAGCACCACTGGAAGCACAAACGTCCTGCTACGGTGATTGAGTCCACAAACAGCGTATCGTACTTCTGCCATACGTCTGAGGAGTCGCCATACATCTGCGCCACATAGTCGTAGTGCGACTGACCATATGGCTGGTCTTCTGATAAGGATGGGTTTGCACCGCCCAAGAAGCACGCAAGGTCACGACATTCTACCCATGTGCGAGGACGCACAACGTCGATAGGATGTCCTTCGATTGCTGTATCACCAGCTTCCAAGTCCATAAACAAGGTAGTTGCTGGATTGAGCGTGCGAGCCAGTGTGGTTTTACCCACACCGCTTGATCCACACACCACAATCTTGTGGCCCTTTTTCTCAGCTAAACGCTGATCTGCTGTGATAATCTGCAAAGCCATTATTCTACCTCCTCGACTGTAACGCGGCCTGTCTCTACTGTACGGCACTCTTCAAGCTCACTTCTGATAGCTGGAGGTGCGGCTGTGAATTTGCGCTCTTCTACGGCAAACGTCAGCTTTCCGTAGTGATGTGCATCTTCTGGAGACATAGCGTTCAACTTGTCACGCAGCTTGTCTTGATCCCATGATACTTTCTTACCAACAGTTACCTTGAGCCTTTGGTTGCCCTCTGTGATTTGGGCAGTGCCAAAGTCTTTACCGTTGGAGCGCAGCACATCTTTTGCTACAGGTAGAAATATATCTGAGAGTTGTTCTTCAACGTCTTTGAGTTCAAGGCGCATCTCACTGATGACGTACTTGAGTTCGTCTCGACGCTCGAATAGCTCACGACTGTTCATGTCGTTTCCTTTCCGCTTTAAGTTACTAGAGTCCCAAACATAACCATATGGCGTGGGGTACGTCAAGCACTTTTTTTAGAAAGAAATATTTCTATGCCCAGACAGGCCTTCATGAGCTTCTTTTTTAGTTTAAATTCAGGAGTTTCAACGCCCTTGGCATCTTCAACAATTTCGTGCCACTCGCCGTCCTTGTCTTCGCGCTTGTAGCGGAAGTCAGCAATATAGGCGCATATCTTTTGTTCGTTAACGATCAGGTTGTAGCGCACTTGTAGCTCTAAGTCTTTAACACGCCCAGCGCGTTCGAGCGACTTGATGTACAGATAGCGTTCGCCTTCCCACTTAGAATCGAACTTGATGCCATCTATCGTGACCTTCTTATTTCCATACTTGGGTCTTGACCCACGCCGCTTGGGATTATATACAGTTGAAAAGGTCATTTATGGGAAGGAATCTCCAATGCCAAACCCCGGTAAGTACAAATCCGTAGGTGTTTCTATAGACGCTTATGACAAGTTGGTAGCCATTGCGGATCACGAGGATCGTGCGATTGGCCGTCAGCTTTCGCGTATGATTGAAGAAACATACGAAAACATTCGGCTTGATGTCAAGCCGTCCTACACGATCCCAGCCGCTTCGGGAATTGGTGGGATCGCGTCAGTTATTGAGGATTAAAGTAAATCAGCGTTACCCAAGCCACCCAGCAGTATGGATGCAAGTGCTGGATTGTTTTTAACCCTGTCTCTTAAAGAAACTGGTTGTGCTGGTACATCATTGTACTTTGGCGAAGGCATGTCAGGCAAATATGGTGCAAAGTTTACTGGAGAGACACTAGGAACCTCAACACTTGTTCGGGATGGCTCATTAACAGCATCTTGAAGATTATTTACAAGGTTTAAAGATTCTTCTCTGGCTGTAGAGGCTCCTCCTACAGCTCCACGAACTGCGCTCTGTTTCGCAAAAGACTGCACTGTCTGGTTCATAATGTCTAAAAAGACTTGCATTTTTCCTTGAGGAGTTTTGGCTTTTGCTGCCTCTTTACCGTATTTAGCCGCAAATGATTTATACATTGCCTCATTAGATAAAACTTTACCTATAAGGAAAAACCTGCCAATACGACCAATGTTTTGAAAAGGGTTAGCCGCGATATTAGCTGCAACAAGATCGCCGCCCTGTGCGGATTTACCAAGAACATTCATAATTCTTCCAAACTTAAATATGTCCTTAGCTTGTTCTTTCCCGAACAATTCTTCTAAAGTTCCAGTCTTTTTTGCGGTCTCGAACCGTTTTGCAAGCAACTTAAAAGAATCTTTGTTTGTTAAAAAAGTTTCCTCAAAGTCACCTATCAAGTTATTCATGTAGTAAGTTTTTAAATTGTCCATCTGAGCGGGATCATTGTCGAAAAACTCTTTGATCTTTTTAACCTCTGGACCTCGCATAGCGGGACTGGAAATTAAATCTGCTGCTTCGTCGGCGCTTAAAATTCCACTTCTAAGTTTCGCATTTACAGAAGTTTTCTTAAACACAGACTGCTCGTCCATTGCGTCTTTTACTTTTTTAAGTAATGTAATTCCAGCATCATCTGCGCCAGAACCTGCGAATCCCGAGATCACACTTTGATCTATGTTAGTCAACGATAAATTATCTAACTGGTCCGCGAGTTTTTTAATTTCAGACGCTTGCTTTCCAAACAATTCGTCTGCTGTAGAACCTAATTTATCTAGCTTTAGTTTAAACTTGCTCCCACTAAATTTCTTTCTAGCTCCATCACCCACTCCAGATTCATTTAAAGTCTTGCGAAGCCATTCACCAGCAGCGCGTTCACGCAAGGGTTCATAAGTGTTAGGGGCAAATTTATCTAAAGCACTTTTTGTATCTTTTAAAAGTTGAGCGTTGTCATCTCTAATTAAAGAGCCAAATTTACCAGATGGGTTAGCTTCTTTACTTCCAGATTTAACTGCTTTTGCCAGTTCTTTTAGACTTGCTGCTTGAGACACGGCCTCAAATTGCTCCATTCCAGCGCGGAAAAACTTGTTAGCTGGAACCAATTCCTTAGAGGCTGTTTTCATTGCCTGCTTTTGGGTGTCATTCAAAGTTTTTCCAAGATTGCTTCTCAACGCCGCACTTAAACCTCTAGGCTGAATACGGTTGTCTAACTGACCAAGAAACTTATCTTTCATAAACCTAACGCTGTCAGAGCCATAGTTGCCCATCCATGTGTCGTTTAGGGACTTTCTAGCTTTGTAAATTTGAGCAAAAGAAGCATTATCTCCTAGATTTACTATATCCTGTAAGGCACTTTGCACTTTACCTAAGTTACCACCACCAGCAGCCACTAATTGATCAAGCTCTCTTTGTGCGTCTTTAACTATACCGGACGTATTAAAGATTTTTGCATCACCAGTCGCACTAGAGACAAGATTATCAATATTCTCATATTGTATTCTGGCTTGAGTATCGAACTCTTTAAACGCTTGGTTAAATGAATTTTGTATTGCGGAATCTATTTCAACATCTTTAACAGCCGCTTTTCCGAGTTGTGTGGCTATATCATCCATATGCCTTAAAAGTTCAGATGAGGCTTTTTTTGTCTTGTTTGCAAGAACTGTATCACCTGTTTTTACAGCGTTAGTAAGAACATCTGCTGTCCTGATTACATCAACAACACCATCGCTCCCCAAAACTCTTAAAGAGGCTAGGTCCTCCATGATCCTTGAATTATTGTTAACAAGTCGATCTGTTGAACCTAAAACCTTTTCAGAAATAGCTTGCTGTCTTGATATTATTGAGTTTGCGTCAAGTGCACTCAATGCTGGGAGGTATCCAGCTTCAATGGCCTCTGCCGTTTCCTGTGCTTCTTTTGCAGATAACCTGCTACCAACACGTCCACGCCCAGCTACTGCGCCAAAGCCTTTTCCTACCGCAGCGAAAATCCCCTCACCAGCCGCCGCCATAGCTCCTTCAATAGCGGCATCTGTTAAGACCTCTCCCAATTCTTCTTCTTGTGTTCCTCTTAGTGTTTCTACACCCTCTTCAAAGAGTTTGCCGCCTCCAGCACCTGCAAATGCGCCAATCATTGCGCCAAGGACTGGAATAGGAATTGCAGCTTGTCCTGCTATCGCTCCGCCAATACCGCCTACGATTTCTTCTCCAGCAGAACCCACAAAGTCTTGAAGGTCAGACAAGCTGAAGCCACTTTCGTCTATCATAATGGGTTTGTCTGTTTCTATGCCGAGCAAAAGTGCGCCTTTTGGTGTAATCGCTAAATTGCCGCGATCATCACGAACATAGTCGCCTTCTCTAAATCCGAAACGACCAAGAACTTTTTCTTCTTCGCCAGAAGTTTCAGCGCCAGCAAGTTGTCGCCTTAGCCTGTTGTCCTTTATGCCTGATTCAGTATCGAACATTTTTGAGTCTGGTCCAGTTTTAACTTTTTTAGAGTCAACCATTTCTTCAAAAGAGCGAGAAGGCTTGATGCTTTCAAGATATATAGACTTCATCGCCTGATCGCCTGAAATATCTCCCTCAAGAGCCTGAAGAATCTTTAATTCTTGTCTCTTGTTCAGACCACCTTGTTCAAGCATTCTTAGAAAATCTAATTCTTGTCGCTTGTCCATTAGTTTTCCTTACCTCTATACTTCTTCAGAAGGCGTTGATAATCCGCATCGTCCTGTGCTGACCATTCCCCATCGTTATATAATTCAGAGTAATCTTCTCTGGTGTACCCGTCCAGTGTTCTAAGAGCGCCCATAATATCATTGCGTTTTTTAACAATGATTTTAGTTCTAAACTCTCTTAGTTTAGCTGCGATTTCATCAGGATTGTCGCCACCAAGCAATTTCAATTCACCAATTAAACTTTTTACTAAAGCTCTATCGGTGTCTGAGAGAGTTTTTCCAGACTCCCCCAGTATGTCAGCGGCATTTTCAACAGAAAGTTTATTTAAAAAGAATTTCAACTGGTCTGTTGGGGTGTTGCCTTCAACGTCAAATCCTAATTTATTTGCTGCACCTTTAGCCCAATTAACTAACATTTCTGGAGTAGTAGCAGAGCCACCTTCAGCAAGTGCCACCGCATTTGCTAATTTTTCATCTTCTGAGTTTAGAGATTTTAAAGATGAAATTAGTTCTCTATAGATTGGGTCGCCAGCTTTTGTCCCCCCTGACAGCTTTCCATATTGAGGTCCGTCATCCCCTAAGTTTGGATTAACATCAAATGCCTGAAAAGTAAAAATTGAACTTGCACCTTCGCCAAGTAAATTTACAGGAGACTTCGTTTTTGTAAAATATTCAGTGGCTTCGGGTTTTTCTAACGCTTTAGCAGCAAGCTCTATGTAGCTTGCATCAGAAATAATTTCATAATTTTCATCAAATTCTGGATTTGTAATTAGGGCGTTTAACTCAAAAACATTCAGTCTTTGTTTTTTTGCCTTATCCATATTTTTAATAAATCCGCCAATACCTTCCCCTTTAGGCATGACGTAATAACTTGATCTGTTCATTGCTTTTTCAGCAGCGGCTTGGCGCTTAGATTCGTCTGACGATTGCATTTCAAGAGCAAATTTACCTGCCGATAATGCCGCTTGCTTTGCCTCTTTACGAGCGGCAGCAAGTTCTGGCATAGCTGCTTCCCCAGCAGTGCCTATGCTTGTTAACATCTTGCCGACATTAAATCCTTTGCCAGCTTTGTTTTGCAGCAATGCAAGACCGAATGCCATAAGAGCCGAACTTTTGTCTACTTTACCACTCACGTCGATACCTGTGGCTTTAGAGAATTCTTCCTTATATTTTTCAATGGTTTTCTTTTCTGGTCCTGTCGGGTTCTCTCCACGGGCCGCAGCAATGTAATCGTCCATCGCCGCCATAAACCCTTCGTCAATTTGACTTTGAGATACTTTTCCAGATTCAAGATAAGACTTTCGCTCACCCGGTTTTTCTACAACTTCTCCGCGCCCACTGCCTGTTATCTCTTTTAAAATCTCCTCTATGCCGTCTGCGGATTCTTCAACAGAAGTCTCAGGAGGTTGTGGCTCTGCATTTTCTATAGAGGAAAGTATGTCAGTTATTTCATCGAGTCCTGAAGGTTGAAAAGCGCCTTCTTCTCCTAAAGCCTCACGAGCCGCTATGTCGCTTTCAGCAGCTTGTTTTTCGAGCAAGGCTTTTTGGGTCAAGTTTCCAATTGGGTCTGTTTTAAAAGCATTGTCTTGTATCGCTCTGCGAGCTTTCTCCAATTCTGAAATTTCGTTTTTTCCAAAACCAAATTGCTGACCGCTCTCAGATAGGAAAGGACCTCCCCCTCCGAAGAATCCTCCCTCGTCTGATACTAAACCTTCAACTGGAATAGAAATGCCATCGCGGCCTATAGTTCTCTCAGAGATATTCTGCAAATAATTTTCCAGCGCGTCTTGATCTTTAAAGTCAAGATTGTCTGCTAGACTCGTTATTGCGCTCATACGACCACCGGGGCTAAAATCTGCGCCGGGAATATTAACAAATGTTCCTGCTGCTTCTGGACCTTCTGCTGCAAAAAGACTTCGAAGTTCAGCCCCCAAACCTCTGTTGTCACGATTCTTGGCATAATTTTCGTATGCTTGTTTTTGTCTTTCCAATGGGTTCAGAAGAGCCATGATTTACCTCTTTATTGTGCGCCTTGGTAGGTAGCATACATGCCTACACCTTGAAGGAATGGGTTAGGAGACTGTGACGGTTGCTGCGTATAAGCTCCGTACATTGAGGCAGATGGAGCGCCAGTCAGGAAGTTCTGAGCGTAGCTATAAGGCGCAAGAACCTCTTGAGTGTATCCAAGCTGGTTCTGACGCTTGAACTCTTCAGCTTGCTGATCGTACTCACGCTGTTTGCCACCAATGCCGTACATGTAGCTAAGGTCAGCGGGAGCCATGCCAGCGTAGGCAGTACCAATGTCAGCGGAAGTTCCAGCCAACGCGCCGTAGCCCTTACCGATATTAGCCTCTGCCGTACCGAGATTGCCAACTGCCGATCCCAAACCACCAGTTAAGCGACCTGCTTCAAGGTTGCGTTTGTTTTCGTCTTCTTCCGCACGAGCTTCTGCTTCTGCACTAGATAGCCCCATGCTGCGATACATATCAGCGGCTTTCAGCATACGGTTTTCAGCGTCTTGGAACGCACCCACTTCAGCAGAAAGCTGTGATCCAGCCAAAGAGCCAAGTGCTGTACCAGCGGTTTGTTGCCGCTTTTCGCCAGACTCAAATGCGCTTTGACGGGCGTTCTCAACTGCCTGAGCAATTGAAGTTTCAAGCTGCGCACCTGTAAGGCCACGCGCTTTGCCATCTTCAAAGGCTTTTTGTCTTGCGCTGTTGATCATTTGTTCGGCATTCATAGTGCGTGATGCACCTGACTCGAACGCTTTCTGACGAAGCTGCTCTTCAGTCTGTGACAGGCCAGCAGACGTTCCAGCCGCAGCCAATCCACGGCTTGCCGCATCTTCAAACGCTTTTTGCTCAATGGTTGTCCCACGAGCGCCTAGCTCTCCTGTGAGGCCAGAGGCTTGCAACGCACGTTTGCGAGCGGCTTCATCTGTTGCCATCGCACTTGCCAACGCTTTGTCATATCCTTGCGACATCAAGTTAGCTATTGTGTTTTGCTTTGTTTCTTCGATAGCGCGTTCTGTTTCAGCAGCTTGTACGCCTGCACGAGAGCCACCAAATGCGCCTGCGCTTATTGCTTTTGCTGCGTCACCTTGACGACGCTTTGCGCCCTCACGGTTGATTCTATCCATTGCCGCATCAACGACTTGAGCCTTGTAAGGGTCCATGAATGCTTGCGTTGCGGATGATGGGTCAAACGATCCAAGCCCCTGCTCTGCGAGTTCAAATGCACGACCTGTGCCACGCTCAAATGCTTCACGCGCTCCAAATTCACCTTCGCCAGCTTTTTTCAGGGCGTCACGAGCTTCGCCTAAACCACCGCTAAGTTGATAGTCACCTGTGCCTTTACGGAGATTTGCCTCATCAACACCAAACGTCCCTTGCGCACCCGTGATGCCTGAACGTGCGGCGTCATAAGCTGTTTTGTCTACGCCGAAGACATCACGACCACCCTCAATAGATGAGCGAGCATCGCCGTATAGAGCATCGGCTCTTGTCTTGGCATCGAATGCTTGGGTTCCTGCGTCTGCTTTATTTCTCGCGCTTGTAAGCGCAGTGTCGTATATACTTTTTGCGTCTACACTTCCCGTTCCAGCATCAATATAAGTTTGAGCGTCTGGGAAGTAATCAGTGAGAGCATCTGAAATAGTATCCGCGCCAGTTTTGAACTGACTAGCGGCATCTGGGAGATAGCGAGCTTTTCCCTCTGCATCCATAAAGTATGTGTTGGCGCGATCCATAAACGCTTGACGCTCTTCAGGAGTATCAAATGTTTCGTAAACAGCACTTTGAAGCGGGTCTTCACTAGCTTGAACGTAATCAGGAACTTTAAATAAGTCTGGATACGCTTCCGCATCCATAATACCGCCCTGAAGAACGCCGTCCTCGTCTGGTACACCAAATATCTGAGACAGCAACGCCTCATCGTATTCTTGCATGTACGCAGGGAGTTGGCGTATGGCTATACTTGTGGTTGGGTCGCTCATTACGCTTTCCTCTCTAGTCGGTCCATCATGCCGTACATTTTGTTGATACCGCTATTTAAGTTGCCGTTTCCAGCACCTTTTACCGCATCGCGGGTCATTACAAACTCTCCAGCGGTTAGCATCGCTGGGACATCATCTTTTGTCCCAGAACCCTCGCTTGGCATAATGCCACCGTTTCTGCGAGGGAAGTATGCCACTCCACCGTCAGCGTATTGTGGAACACGACGATCAGGAAGTGGACGTGGCTTTAAGCTAATTGGCCCTTCTCCAGCGCCACGCTCGAAACGCGCTCTGTTGCCATACGGATCAGGGTCCACATCTTCGCTGAACAGACTGTCTAATAGCTGAGAGCCAAGCCCCATTGCTATAGATTCACCAAACTTTGTGTTTAGCATTTTACCTATAACGCTATCAGGGTTAGTGCCAAAAAACTCACCAATGCCCATAAGACCTTCAGCGCGCTTAGGACCTGCTGCATCTTTTAGATTATTGGCGATTATTTGTTCTGCCGCTTTGCTTCCTTCTTTACCGCCAAAAGCGGTTAAGGGATTAGAACCACCTGTTAACTGGTTCACAACTCCGGGGTCAGCATCCATCATGCTATCTAAAAACGGAATTCCAGTTCCACGGCCTGACATAGCTCCAAGTCCACCACCTACAGCAGCACCAAGAAGCGCGTCACGCAATGACACGTCTTTGCCCTGCAACTTACGCAGAGCGGCATTGCCAATGGCTCCTTGAACCGCAGGGTTAGAAGCGGCTTTGGTCAAGAATGGAATTAATTTATCAAGAAAAAACTCAGGCTTTCCAGTCATAGGATTTATGCTGTTTTGACCTGACCCAACGACATAACGCCGAGGGTCAGCGCCTACATCTTGAAACGCACGACCAAGGCCGCGAGCCACTTGAGGGTTTCTCCGCAATACTTCGCGAGGAACAACTGTCTCACCGGGGGTGAGGTGCGCCATCGCCGTGTCGCCGTTTCTCCCGTAGCGTTCCATGTTTTGCATTGTGCTAACCTCGTCGTTACTTATCTAAAACTACCAAATATTCCTGAAAAATACTAGAGTGTTGATCCAGAAATTGCTTCAGGCATCGTAACCTGAACATTTGTACTTCTTTTTTCTGATCCTGTCCAATTTTGACCGCAATTTGGGCAGTTTCCTTCTGGATAGGATGCTATTTCTTCTGGCGTATCTACCGCATTTTCGCAGTTTGCGCAATGAACCGTGTCCACGCTACCAGATGGACGCCATGTAGAGCCGTTAGGCATTGTAATAATTGTATCATTCATGAGATTGTCACCGTCACTGTTCCTACTGTTCCTGTTGCTTGAGAGCCTCTGACATACGGAGAATAAGCCAAAGGCACACGAAGTTGCCCATTATGCTCAAACACCGCGCCAACTTCCAAACCGCTGTCGTCTGTTTGCAAGTTTGTGAATACTGTAAACGTGTTACGCCCTTCGCCGGGGTTTTGCATGTTCTGCAAGTACGTTGAGTAAGACCGCAGAACCTCCGCAAAATACTCTTGGTTGTAAACATCAGGAGGTATGGGGAAGTATGGGAGGTTTAGATTCCTCGACATTAACGTCTCCCGTCAGGTCTGATTTCCACTCTTGGAGAACCAAGCCTCCAGCCAACACCCGTGTCATCCGTTTCGATTCTAAACGCAAACGATCTACCTCTAAGCCGAACAAATATCTGTTCTGTAAATTGCTCAACCGGGACAGATGCAGTTTTTGCAACCGAACCATTGTTCGTGTTAGTGTAATTACCACCGGGGAAGTTACGCACCTTGAGAGTCATAACGGCGCTAGGTGTAGGGTTGGACGAATTTCGGAACGTCATGTCTGGGATCATCCGCCTCATAAAGACAAATTGTTCGCCTTCGCCCAAGTCCATCTGGCTACTTTCGATATACGATGTTATCGCTGTCGCAGGTGAAGTGCTGCCGTCATCAAAGCCGATTTCCTGCAAGTAAAGATAGTGATCAGAACCAGCAGCAATTGGGTCAGAATTAACACCACGATCCAGCCAAACTGTACGGTTTAGCGTTCCATAGTACCATATTTTTTGATCGTAGTTGTACGTCACATAACTGTCGTTCTCGTTGCTAGAAGCAGACGGATAGAACCATGTGACTTCAGAAAATGCTGTGTTTGTTGACGCAGTAACTTTTTGCAACTGATCGTTATTGATGTTGGAAAAGACGTAATCGCGTACTGAACAGGGCAAACGCTGAACTGCACCACCGTAGACGTAGAACTCTTCAGCACCCATCCAGAACACATTATCCTCAACAGCGATAGCCGCAAGCGGTCCAGCTATTGTAATGTTTGTAGAAATTTCATTAATACCGAAAGTAAACGGCGGCCCTAAATACTGCATCGCGTGTAGCGATACATCTGTAAATACAAGAACTTGTTGGCGTGTCTCAATCGCTGTAACGATTTCAGAACCGGAGCCAATACGCAAATCACCAGCAGTGTTTGTGACCGTAGACTGCCATTCCAATATGTTTTCTTGATCAGAAAACCTAATCAACAAAGGGTCTTGAACTCCGGGTTCCAACTCTGAATCACACCCAAAGGCAATAACATGACGATCTCGGTCTGAAACCAAGACCTGCTTTGCAATCGTTGGAACCTTGTTAGCCCCTGCAATCGAAGCTAATTCTACGGCTCGACCCATTGGATTAACAGCTTTCGTGCTTTTATCCCAATAGTATATATCTGCATTTCGCACGTTGATGATTAAATCCTCACCAAAATTGTCATGCGACCAAATACGAAGCGTTTGACCAGATGCAGACAAAGACGTACTGGAACCCCAAGCGCCACGGCTCCAAACCCCCGCACCCCAGCCGTTTCCAACGATTGTAGTGTCCAAGCCTGTGTTAATTTGGTATTCGCCAACAACACTACTGCCACCATTGCCTGAGTCGGAACTGGTCGCAAATACATATGTAGGATTAAGACCGATTGTAGTTGTAATGCTACCAATAGTAGAAACTGTGCGAGATTCTATCTGATAGCTGTCGTCATTTATAATTGCGGTGATTTGATATTCTTGATTAAGAACGTCAGCAGTTATCGCCCCGCCAAGGCTAACAGCACCAGACAACGTAACAAAGTCGTTCTCAAGAGCGCCGTGGTCATTGTCATTTACAATAATCGTAGCACAATTTACTGCTGCTCCAGAAGAATGAGAAGCGGAAGTTGTATCATTTACCCCTCGAATACAACCAATTAAGTCATTTCCAGAAATCAAAGCATAAGTAATAATCTCATCGTTTATTTTTATACGACCAGATTCTGGGAAACCAGACGTTGATGTAAGGGAAATTGTTGTATCGAGTATATCAACATCTGCGCTCAGTGTATTTGCGCTCGCTGAAAATGTAACGTCTCCAGCCGCCGTTGTTGCGCGAATAGGTGTAATGTCGTTATATCCACCACCTTCATTAA